CTTCATTACGGGCAATAGTTCTAAGGGAACGGTTATGGCGCTGTTCTGGTTTGCTGTGGTAGAGGGCATACTCAAGTTTATAGTTGCGTTTACCGTTCTTCTGGTAGGGCATTGTTGTCCTTATCGTGGACAACGTCCACAAATGCAATGTCCTCAGCTTCATCCAGAGATTCTCCTTTGGAGAGCTTGGTGAAAGCTTCAGCAAGCTTGTTGAGCTTGTTGTTAATGTTCTCAGTTGCAACAGTGTGGGCTTCGTTGAGATCGAGTTTTTCTCTCAGTTCAACAGCCACCTTGGCAACATTGTTGGCATCTCGCATAGACACAGGTTTTCGAGTAACTTCACCTGTTTTCTGGTTGAGTACCCAGTCTCCATGTTCAAGTCTGTCAGCCACAACAACCCAGCTTTTATCCATGATTTTAACGACAGATGCGAACAGTCTTCATTACGAAGGAGGGGGGGGGGGAAACTTTCCTCCGTCCGTGTGTGACGTAATGCACATTGCTACGATTCTACAAAAATTAAAAACAAGGGTCTGTCCAATTTTTGTAAATATTTTTAGAAAGTAGGGTCTATAAGGCAATAAAAAAGCCCAGTGGTTAGCTGGGCCTTGGTTTTCTAAATAAATGTCTCTATGAGGCTAAAAAGGGCCTTGCTGAGCATTTTGGTGCTCGACCGGCCTTGCCTCTCCTGCGGAGTCTCGCATGAGTCATAAAACTCCCGTAAACTTTTCCGCAATATTTCCGTCACTCCCTGCTACACGAAATCTACGTACCTTGTCTTCGGTAGGAGCTAGTTCATCAAAAGCTGCTTGGCTAGGATGCATAGTAGGTTCTACAAATAAAATTGCTTTGAGTTTAGGTTCTTCTGTGTTGGTCCAGAAGTAAAGACAATTGTAGTCTGTACGAATAATGTATTTAGGACAAAACACTTTACGAAGATTGATAAGATTGGACATAAGTGTTTCAGTTAAAGTCCATTGTTTGAAGTATTTCATTATATATTTCCTTTTATATGATAAGTTTATTTCTATGATTTCTTACTTTTATATCTATAACTTTATTGTTGTTTTATTTAGTATTATATTATAATTATATAATACAGTATTATTATATCATACTATTTCTGTAAAAGCAAGAAATTTATTTATATTTATTTTGTAACAAACTATTGACTTTTGGTAAAAAGTATGATATAATAAGGGTATGTATAATTCTTGTGTCAAAGGATACTATGCTCAGTGATTCACCGTATAAAAAGGGCTTCAAGCCCCCTCGTAGACGAGGAGCCGGCGAGGGCTCCGTTATGAAACATTATTCCGATTCCCAGAAAGTTGAAGCTGTCACAACCTTTTTCCTTCTTGGTGGCAACCTTGCTGAAACCGGTCGTGTTCTAAAAATCAACTACGACACGCTCAAAACATGGCGTAAAAGCAACTGGTGGAGTGAAATTGAGGAGCAGGTACGTAAACAAGAAAAACTAGAAATCTCGTCGCAGCTCAAGAAACTCATGGATAAAAGCTGGGTTGTTGTAGCTGACAGGCTTGAACATGGAGACTGGGTGCTCAACCAGAAAACAGGTGAAGTTACTCGAAAACCTGTATCTATGCGAGATGCCAACAATGTTGCCAAGGTGGCTGTTGAATTGAGAGAAAAACTAGACCTCAACGAAGCCCACACGGTAGCAACTGAGAACATTAACAACAAGCTCAATAAGCTTGCGGAAGCCTTTACCAAGCTCTCCAAAGGAGAGTCTTTGGACGAAGCAGAAGACATTGCATTTGTGGACGTTGTCCACGATAAGGACAACAATGCCCTACCAGAAGAACGGGAAACGCAACTATAAACTTGAGTATGCCCTATATCACAGCAAACCAGAACAGCGCCATAACCGTTCCCTTAGAACTATTGCCCGTAATGAAGCTATTACTGAAGGACGAGTTAAGCGTGGCGATGGTAAAGATATTGATCACACTCAGCCCCTCTCAAAAGGAGGCTCTAATGCACGAAGCAACACGCGCGTCACGTCTCAATCACGCAATCGCTCATTTGCCCGCAATGCAGACGGGTCGCTGAAGTCTCAACGCTCTAAAAAGGAACGATAATGAATGTACCTCTTGAACTTGTACAACTGGCAGGTTTTGTACTTTTTGGTGTAGCTACCTTTGTATTTGGTGTAGCTTGGGGTCGTAAGTATCCTTCCAAAGTAGAAAAGCTGAATGAACAACTAAAGGCCCTGGAGGCCCAGATTAAAGAGAAAATCTAAATGAATGTTTTACTCTTTCCCCTGCTAGAGAAAGTTATTGGCACGGTTGCCAATTTCATTGATCCCACTAAAAGAGCTGAAGCTGAAATTGCTATTTTAAAGCTCCAGCAGGAGAATGAGTTTAAGGAAATTGACACTGCTCTGGCGTTTGCTAAGCAACAAACGGACATCAATCTTGAACAAGCTAAGTCTGACAGTTTCTTTGTTGCTGGTCCTCGGCCTGCTCTTATGTGGGTTGGTACTGTGGGAGCCGCTTATCAATGGATTGTTCTCCCTTTGGGAACATTTCTATACACAACTATTGCAGGTCATCCTCTACCCGTTGCTCCTCCAGAGGTAGACGCTACACTCATGACAATGCTTGGTAGTTTAATGGGCCTACAAATTGGTTTCCGTAGTTGGGAAAAGGTTAAACGAACATAATAATGCTCACAGCAAAGATTTGTTCTTCTTGTAAAGAAGAAAAACTACTATCGCTATTTTCAAAAAATAAATCAACTAAAGATGGTTTTAAATATAGTTGTAAAGTTTGTATATCTAAATATTACTTAAAAAATAAAGATTTAGAAAAACAAAAAAGAAAATTAAACTACCAACAAAATAAAAGCCAATATATAGAACGCGCTAAAATTTGGAAAGCTAACAATCCAGAGAAAGTAGCAGCCGATAGAAAACAATGGAATAATAAGAATAAATCTTTAAAAGCATATTACACTAGTACTCGTAGAGCAATACAAACGCAAGCAACTCCTAGTTGGGCTAATCTAAAAAAGATTAAACAGATTTTTAAAGATGCTCGGACTAAAAGTTTAGAGACTGGTATTAAGTATACAGTAGACCATATCATTCCTTTACATGGTAAACTTGTTTCGGGGTTACATGTAGAAAACAATTTAAGACTATTACCATATAAAGAAAATTGTAAAAAAGGTAATAAGTATGTCCCAACTTAACGCAGATGTTTTACAGGGCTTCGTAGGAAGCATTTTAGCAAGCAAGTTTGACGACGCAGTTAAAACCCCAGAATTTCACAGAGAAGGATGGAGACTCTTTTGCAGCAAAGACAAGATGGTTGCTCTAGCTGCCCCACGTGGCCATGCAAAAACCACAGGAATGACGGTGTCCTACGGATTAGCAACTCTCCTATTCCGGGAGAGGAAGTTTATGCTTCTAGTTTCGGATACCGAGTCTCAGGCAGCAATGTTCCTTGGGTACTTCAAAGAACAGCTTCAGGAGAACACTGCCTTAGTAGAACTCTTTGGCCTGAAGAGAAATGAAAAAGGTCTGGTACAGTTTGTAAAAGAAACTGAAACCGACATTATCGTAGAGATGGAAGATGGACACAAGTTTCGTGTTATTGCCAAAGGCGCAGAACAGAAGCTTCGTGGTCTAATTTGGAATGGTACTCGCCCAGACATTATCCTCTGTGATGACATGGAGAACGATGAGCTGGTGATGAACAAAGATCGTCGGGAGAAAATGCGCAAATGGTTTTACTCAGCTCTCCTACCATGTATCAGCTCGAAGGGGATTATCCGTGTAGTGGGTACCATTCTGCATATGGACAGCTTGCTGGAGCGTTTAATGCCGAAGCCCTACGACAGGTTCAGTCATCAGGATGGTTTACGTCTCTGGTCGGAATCTCGGCGCAACGGTTGGACCTCAATCAAGTACAAAGCACACAACGAGGATTTCTCCCAAGTCCTTTGGCCGGAGAAGCATTCCAAGGAAAGTCTTAAGCAGAAACAACAGGAATACGCTGGTATGGGTATGCCAGATGTTTACTCCCAGGAATACCTTAACGTTCCTCTAGATGAGTCGGTGGCTTACTTCAAGCGCAATGACTTCGAACACATTACGGAAGACGATGCTAAACTCCCCCTTACCTATTACGTTACCGCTGACCTTGCCATCTCAGAAGCAGATCGTGCTGACTACTCCGTTTTTATCATCGCAGGAATGGACGAATTTCGAAGAATACATGTTAAGAACGTTATTAGAGAAAGACTTGACGGACGAGAAATCGTAGATACTCTTCTGAACATTCAACGGGTATATGATCCAGAGATTGTTGGTATTGAAGAGATGCAAGTCAGTAAGGCCATTGGGCCTTTCTTGAACGAAGAGATGGTTAGAGAAAATACCTACCTTTCTCTCATTAAACTCAAGCATGGTGGTAAAGATAAAATTGCTCGCGCACGTAGCATTCAAGCACGTATGAGAGCTAAAAGCGTTAAGTTTGACAAAGGTGCTGATTGGTATCAGGCTTTCGAAGAAGAACTTACACGGTTTCCACGAGACACCCACGATGACCAGGTAGATGCTTTCGCTTACCTTGGTTTACTTCTTAATACTCTTGTAGAAGCTCCTACCCAGGAAGAACTTGAAGAAGAAGAGTATTTCATGGATCTAGAACAATCAGGAACAAATTTAAATGGACGAAGTCTTGTCACCGGATATTGAAAATTCAGGTGCAGAAGAGTCTCCTGAGCAAGAAAGCAAAGAGAATCTATTTGATGCTCAGATTCTCAATGCCAATCTTGCCGAGAAGCTCGACGAAGATACCCTGAATAAAATTGGTGAACAATGCCGTTCCGGGTTTGAACTCGACCTGCAAAGTCGCTCTGATTGGGAAGTAGATTTAAAAGAATGGATTGATTTAGCTAAGCAGATTCGAGAAGAGAAGTCTTTTCCCTGGCCCGGAGCTAGCAATGTTAAGTATCCTCTTCTTTCTACTGCTGCTATGCAATTTGCTGCTCGCAGTTATCCTTCTCTCCTGCCCTCCAACGGTCAAATCGTTAAGAGCCAGGTTATTGGCAAGGATCCAACGGCACAAAAACTAGAAACAGCCAATCGCGTTTCCATGTATATGTCCTACCAGCTCATGCATGAGATGGATGGATGGGAAGAAGACATGGATAAGATGCTAATGATGATTCCTGTTGTCGGAACTGTCTTTAAAAAGACGTTTTACGACAAGGCAAAAGATCAAATTGCGTCCAATCTTGTTCTTCCACAGAATTTAGTAGTCAACTACTGGACTAAGTCGCTTAGCGAATGTGAAAGAATCTCTGAAATCATCAGACTTTCTCCCCGTTTACTGAAAGAACGTCAGAACCAGAAGATTTTCCGTGATATTGACCTAGGTGATGCCTCACTTCCTGTCAATGAACCACAAAACAATGGTATGGTGGCTGATGAAACAACTCCTTATGAGCTTGTTGAACAGCATACCTTCCTAGATCTAGAAGATACTGGCTATCCTCTCCCCTACATTGTAACTTTTGAGAAGAATACAGGTAAGGTTTTACGGATTGCTGCTCGTTTCTTAACAGATGATGTAGAACTCGATGACAAAGGTAATATTGTCAAGGTTAAGCCGCTTCAAATGTACACCAAGTTTGGGTTTGTACCTAATCCCGATGGTGGTTTCTATGATATCGGCTTTGGTGTACTTCTGGGTCCTCTGAATGAGTCTGTTAATACTCTTATTAACCAGCTCATTGACTCTGGTTCATTAAACAACCTACAAAGTGGTTTCATCGGTAAGGGTCTGCGTCTCCGTATGGGAGATCAAACCTTTAGCCCAGGGGAATGGAAGAATGTCCAAGCCACTGGTGATGATCTACGTAAACAAATTGTTCCTCTTCCTTCTAAGGAACCTTCCAAAGTTCTCTTTGAACTTATGGGCGCTCTAATTACCTCTGGTAAAGAGCTTGCTAGTGTGGCTGAAATCTTTGTGGGCAAGATGCCCGGACAGAACACACCCGCCACTACCACAATGGCTTCTATTGAGCAGGGAATGAAAGTATTCACTGCTGTTTATAAGCGTCTTTTCCGTTCCCTCACCGAAGAGTTTAAGAAAGTCTTTGCTCTTAACCATCTGTATCTTGACCCACAGAAGTATATCTCAGTCATTGATACACAAGTTGGTCCCGAGGATTTTGACTCTGACGAGTATGATATTTGCCCAGCGGCAGATCCTACAGCAGTGTCACAAACAGAAAAGCTTCTAAAAGCACAGGGTCTTGTAGAAATGCTACAAACCTTTGGTCCTATGATGAATCCTGTCGAAGTGTTGTCTCGCGTGCTAGAAGCACAAGAACAGCCCAATTGGCAACGTGTTATTTCTCAGCAGGTCTTGGCAACAGGTCAAGTACCACCTCCTCCTCCAGATCCAAAGCTCTTGGCTATCCAAGGCAAAATGCAAGCAGACCAGCAAAAAGCTGCGCTTGATACTCAACAAAAACAAGTTGAGATGGAACTGGACAGCAGACAAGCTGAGCAAAAAATGCAAATGGAAGCTCAGGCCCATGCTCAGAAAATGCAGATCGAGAGTGAGAAAGCTCAGGTCAAAGCAGCTAGCGATATCCAAATGGCAAATATCTTTGCCGCTACAGAGCGTGCTAAAGGGCAGCAAACTCTGGTGAACAATCAAGATGCCCATGCGCAAAAGATGACGCAAGAGAAGGAGAAAGCAAAATTAGTACAGAAGCAATCGGCGGCCTCGAAATCGAAGACTGGAAAAGGCACGAAGTAACGCGCGCTTTCCGTAAGGCTCTACACCAACGATATGAAGACATCAAAGATGAAATCAGCTCGTTTACTGCAGAAGACCTGAAGTTTCGACAAGGCTATATTCAATGTATTTTTGATCTCGAAGAATTCTTTACACAGGAGACTGGTACTAAATGATTTCAGTAACAGGATGTAGAATCTTAATTAAACCTCAGAAAATCCAAGAACACGATAAAATTCTTGCTCGTGCTGTTAAATCGGGTCTTATCCTCCCAGAGTTTACAGAACGTAAAGAGCAAGCAAACGTGGATAAAGGCACTGTGATGCAAATCGGTCCCAAGTGCCATGAAGATTATCTAGGTGTTACACAAGTAGGTGACCTCATTGGTTTTGCTAAGTTCGGTGGTAAGTTTGTCACCGACCCAGAAGACGATGAAATTTACCTCGTTATAAACGATGAAGATGTCGTTTGTATTTTTAAGGATAAACAATGACTGAAGAAATTAAAACTGAACAAGGCGCCCCAGAACAACATGAGGCACCTCAACTAACAGAGATTGAGCAACGTGCCCTTGAGATGGGCTGGCGTCCCAAAGAAGAGTTTGCTGGTAATGAAGATGATTTCATTGATGCAAAAGAGTTTGTTCGTCGTAAACCTCTCTTCGATAAAATTGAATCTCAGTCAAAAGAAATCAAGAATGTTCGTAAGGCTGTTGAAGCTCTTAAAGAACATTATTCAGCCCGAGAGGCTGCTGCAGTACAAACTGCCCTGAGTAGGCTAAAAGAAGCCCGCCAAGAGGCAATTACAAATGCTGACGGTGCTGCCTTCGACCAGATTGATACTGAAATCAAACGGGTGGAAAAGGAAGCAGATCGGCTACAAAAGCTCGACGCAGAACAACCACAAGAACCAGAACTACATCCAGAATTCGTTGCTTGGTCCAAGCGCAATAGCTGGTATAGTGATGTTGGTTATATGCGTAAATGGGCAGATGACTATGGTATTGAACTAGCTCGGCAAGGCACAGCCCCAGCCGATGTACTCAAGAAAGTAGAAGCTGCGGTTAAGAAAGAATTCGCACACAAATTTACTAACCCTAACAAAGCAGGTGCTCCTGACGTTGAAGCTGGTGGTCGTAGCTCGGGTGGTAAAAGTGCAGACAAATTCGAACTAACTCCTCAAGAGGAGAAGGTTATGAAGACATTGGTTAGTACCAAAGTGATGACCAAAGAAGACTACATTGCGCAGGTAAAAGCCATGCGTAATGCCAAGTAACTAGAAAGGGATTAAAATGGCTCGACAATCAACTCCCCAAGAGGCTAGTGCCCGCCCCCGTCGTACTCCAGTTGCTAAACGCAATCGCCTTGAAATTAAAAACAAGGAAGCTGGGTACTTCTACCGGATCGTCAATGACGTAGATGACAAGGTTTCGCTCCTAGCGGAACAAGGTTATGAAATTGTTCCTGATGCCAAAGTTGGCGCAACAGGCAGTCGTCGTGTTGACAATCCATCAGCACTCGGTTCAGCATCTTCTATTTCTGTTGGTCAAAACACTAAGGCTGTCGTCATGCGTATTAAAGACGACTGGTACAAAGAAGACCAATCTGTTAAACAACAAACAGTAGATGATTCAGAACAAACCATGAAAAACCCCACTGCGGACTATGGCTCGATTCGTCGAGAAACCAAGTACACAGAAGGTTGATTAAATGGCTAGCCGGGTGCCTCCTTCTAAATTTTAAATGAAAGGATCTGGCTATGGCCAATACTTCTCGTATTAATGGCTTCACAGTAATCGGCACTAATGGTGGCGGCAACAACGGTAAGGTTTCTCTTTATTATGTCGCATCAGCGGCTGATGAAATCCTCCGTGGCGACGTTATCAAGCTAAACGGTACTGCAGATGTCAACGGCGTACCTACCGCCGACCTATGCGGCGCTGCTGATGTTCCTATCGGTATTTGCGTCGGTATTCTCCCTAACAAGTTTGATCCCGCTGGTAACATGACCTCCGGTTCTCTCATCCTTGACGTGCCTGCTGCAACTCAAATTGCTGCTGCTGGTGCTGGTTATATTCTTGTGGCAGATGATCCACATATCGAAATGGAAGTGGAAGCTTCTAACGGCACTCCTGTCGTTACCGATATGGGTCTGAATGCTTCACATGCCAACGGTGCTCGCACCGCTGCTACGGCTACTTCTCCTGCTTATCTGGACTTTGGTACTGAGAACACAACCCCTACCCTCAACTTCCAGATTCTCGGTTTGATTCGGCGTGTGGATAATGAGATGGGTGCAAGTGCTCGCCTGCGCGTTCGCTTCAACCGTCATCAGTATAACAGCGTCGGTACTACCGGCATCTAAGGGGGGATAGCATGAGTGTAATCAATAGTTCCAGTTTTGCTAAAGCCCTATGGCCTGGTGTTAACACTTGGTACGGCGAGGCATACAATCAGTATCCCGTGGAATGGGATAAGCTCTTTGAAAAGAGCACTTCACGTAAGGCATTCGAAGAGGATGTCGGTACTTCACACTTCGGTCTGGCAGTAGCCAAGTCTGAAGGTTCACCAGTTACTTATGACGCTGCTCGTCAAGGCTTCACTAGCCGCTACCAGCACGTTGTGTACGCACTGGGTTTCATCATCACTCGTGAAGCGTTTGATGACGACCAGTACGATGTGGTTGGTAAACTGAAGGCCCAATCGCTAGCTTTCTCTATGCGTCAAACCAAAGAGATCGTTGCGGCTAACATCTTCAACCGCGCTTTCAGCACCAGCTATCTTGGTGGTGACGGTGCTTCTCTCATCGCTTCGCTGGGCGGTGGTGGCTCAAGCTCCCATCCGAACGTGGCTGGTGGCACCTATACAAACGGTGTTGCTACTGCAATCGACCTTTCAGAAGCCGCTCTAGAACAAGCTTGTATTGACATTGCTGACTTCAAGAACGACCGCGGCCTCAAGATCGCTGTTCGTCCTCGCAAGCTGGTGATTCCGAAAGAGCTGATGTTCGAAGCTCATCGTATCCTGAAGACCGACGGTCAAGTTTACAGTGCTGATAACACTCTAAACGCCATCAAGACTATGGGTATGATTCCTGAGGTTGTGGTCAATCACTATCTCACAGATACCGATGCTTGGTTCATCCTCACCGATGTCAAGAACGGTCTGAAGTACTTCGAGCGCAATGGTGACGAGTTCACTATGGACGAAGATTGGGATACCGAAAACGCTAAGTATAAGGCTCGTGCTCGTTACAGCTTCGGCTGGACCGATCCACGCGGCATTTACGCTAGCCCAGGTGTCTAATGGTTTGGGGAGGGGTTTCGGCCCTTCCCCTTTCTTTCTAGGGAAATATTCTTACTAACTGCCCTAGCAGACGATATACAGATAGTAAGATTTGTCGTATATGACTAAAGGAATTTAAAATGGCACGTACTACTTTTGACGGTCCTATTCGCATCCGCCGCGGTGCTACAGTAACTCAGGCTACTAGCCGTGCTACTGGTGTAACTATTAATGCCCCTGCTGGGCAAATCACAATGAACGCTGCTTCTCTTGCCGCTGGCGCTGAAGCTACTTTCACTGTTACCAATTCATATTGCAATGTGGCTTCTGTCCCTGTTGTTGCTCTACAAGCTGTCGGCACTGGTTTACCACAGGTTTATGTCAGCGCAGTTGCTAACGGCTCATTCAATATCACTATGACCAACCTAGACGCTGCCACGGCAGACACTACGGCTGATGTCATTAACTTTATCGTTTTCAACGGCTCTAACGCAGAGCGCGGTTAATCATGACTAACGTAACAACGAGTTCTCCTCTTGTTACTCCAGTTCGGCGAGCAATCGCAAACCCTAGCACAGCCACTACTACTCAACTGGTAGCGGCTGTTGCTAACAAAAAGTACCGTGTACTGGGTTTAGCTGTAGTGACAACCCTAGCGAACAACGTAAACCTAGAATCAGCAACTACAGACATTACTGCTGTGTTTCCTCTAGGCGCCAATGGCGGTGTTGTTCTTCCTTATAACGAACATGGTTGGTGTGAAACCGCTGCTGGAGAAGCTTTGCAGGTAACTACCTCGGCTGCTACCGCTGCTGGTGTACATGTCCTCTATGTAGAAATTCCGGTGGCTTCCTAATGTTTCAATGGCTTAAAAATCTATTTGGTGCAGATATTGCGGACGGTCCTTTCATTTTACCGACAGGTTCCTCAAAGAAGAAAGCTTCTGCAGTCAAGGCCGCAGACTATCCTAAGTCACAATACTCAGTTTACTGGGAAGTTGTAAAGACTATTGATGGGACTGGTTATAAGGCTGAGGTAAGGTTTAATCCTTGGGTAGGTGGTGGGACACTTAGTGCTTCAACACTAACATCTCGTGATGTCAACGATCTTCAAGAACAAGTAAATAAACTTATTGTTCAGAAGATGGCAAAGTATAAGGTGGCATAATGGCACTAGCTTATTCAACTACTCTTAGAAATACCCGTCTAGATGCTATTGATGATGCAGCAAACGGTGGTGCCGGTGCTGCTCTTTTACGTATCTATGACGGTACTCGTCCTGCTACAGGTGGTACAGCCACAACTCTTCTAGCCGAACTCACTTTCAGTGATCCGGCTTTTGGTGCTGCTGGTTCTGGTATTATCACTGCCTCTGCTATTACACAAGATGCTAGCGCTAATGCTACAGGTACCGCTACGTGGTTCCGTGTTGTAGATTCCAGCGCTACTTTTGTAATGGATGGTAACGTGGGTACTTCTGGCTCTGATCTTAACATGACTACTACTTCAATTGTAGCAACCCAGCCAGTGTCCTGTTCTTCGTTTGTTATTACTGAGGGCAATCCTTAATGAGCTTTAAAACAACTCGTATTGGCTTTCATCAAGTAGTTCAAGGTGATGTTGTAGTTTCACAACATACTGACCTGAAAGAAGCTTACGAAAAAGTAAGTGGGCTTCCTACAGGTGAGTATTTTGTTATTACAGCAAATGAGCGTATTGCGGTAACGCAGCCTGTGGCTGCTCCTGCCCCAGCTCCAGCACCTAGCCCTGCTCCAGTTCCTCCTCCCCCACCTCCGGCTCCCGCGCCAGCGCCTACACCGGCTCCTGCTCCTGCACCAACTCCGGTGCCTCCGCCAGTAACTGGTAATGCTCTGCTAGACAGTGTTCTAGACTTTGCTGAGACGGCTGCTCGCAATTGGAGCTATGATGGTCACAATGTGGCTTTTGGTGTTGGTGATGCAAGTGGTGGCAATCCTTTCAACGAGAACTTCGGTTACTGGGATTATACCAATACAACCTATGAGCCCTGGCTCTTTGATCGTGCTGGTGCCTGGAAGCTTCTAGCTGAGCTTACTGGCGCTGCTAAGTATGAGCAACAAGCTCAAAGCGATCTAGCTTACTATGAGAGTCGTTTAGATGCCAATGGTATCTTTATGAATAAGACAGGTGAAGAGGATACCAAGTACAGTTATGTACATCCTTGGAGTACCAATCGTGCTAAACAAGATGCTGCCTATGCAGCGGCTCAAGCAGGTTTTCCTGACAACTTCTCACCAACTGCAGGTCTTTGGACTGAACGTGAACTGTGGGTTCGTCTGAACGCTGCTGTCAATTATCATGATGTAAATCCCACTACCGCTGTTCTAGGCAATGCCCAGGCAATGGTAAATCAGTGGGATCAAGTATGTGCTGGTCGTAAGGCTCCTCTGGTAACCTATACACAGCATGAAGGTGGTGGTCCTGGTGGTACTCAGCCAGGGGATCTAGTTACTTCTCCTTGGATGTCTGCACTATATTTCCAGGCAGCTCGCAAGTATATTGCTAAGGTCCCTAGTGCTGCTGCACAGGTTTATCGTCAGGCGTCAGACTACTTTGATTATCTGAATGAACCAGGTACTCGTGGTTTCTATCCTGGTAGCGATGCTCATGCAGAGTTCACTGGCTTAGTATTCCCCGCATACCTAGCTGGTGGTACAACTATTGGTGATGCTGGTCCTGATGAAGGTAACATGGCCCATTCTCTAGACGTAGCTGGTTTCTGTGCTTTTGCTATTAAGGCAAAACAAGCACTAGGTCTTCCTACTACCCTAGCTGCTCAGCGTCTTGCTGAGATGAAGGCAACGGCTGTTCGTGACTTTGAGAATCAGACTCGTACAGCCAATTGGCTACCCAAGTATCGCGTTAATCCTCCACGGAAGTTCAACTGGATGGTTCGTGGTATTTATGAACTAATTCGTAACGAAGGATAAGTTGTGGCAATTACTACACTAGACGGAGTCTTTGCAGGACTTCGTCCTCCAGTTCGATTCTCAAAGGCAGTGACGGCTACTCTAGTAGCAGGCCGTCCTGCTTCGCTATGGCCTCTAGGTGGAACACCAGGAGCTGGCTCACAAGATGCAACTTTAAATGGTGCAGTTCTTTCCTCTAGTACCACAATTCCTAACGGTGCAATTGCTCACTATGACCCAGCTTCTGGGAATAGTTATCTAGCTTATCTAGATGCTATTGCCACACAAGCTGGTCAACTTTTAGTGTTGGATCGTTTGTGGAGCAATGGTGGTTACACAATTACATCTACCGCTGCACAGAACTCGACCACGCCTACATGGCCAAGTCGTTGTCCTACATCTGGTACAGATGACACACCAGCTACAACTGGTTTAGGTGTTATGCTTGCTGTAGAAGTTTCAGCAGCCACAGGCGCTGGTACTCCCACAATTACTATTAGCTATACTAACCAAGCAGGCACTGCTGGTAGAACAGCCACAAACATTCAAGCTACTGTGGCCTCTAGTGCTATTGGTGCTACATACTTCATTGGCTTGCAAGCAGGTGACACAGGCGTTCGTTCAGTACAGTCACTTACTTTAAGTGCTACCTGGACTTCTGGAACTATGAACCTAGTTGCTTATCGAGTGCTTGGTTCACAACCAGTTCAGGCACTTATCCCTGCATCCACTGACTCACTAACTGGTTTGGGCACTCGTATCTATAATGGTACTGTACCTTGGCTTGTATTTATTCCTAACACCACTACAGCAACAATCGTCTCAGGAACTTACATAGAAACACAGGGGTAATTAAATGGCTGGCTCCATCGTTCAACAATGGGGAGCGGAGAATGGAGCAGCAGGAACAACGCTAGCCACAGGTTCCGCTACCGTAACGTCTGGTAACTTCCTAGTTATTCAGACTAACTCCGATACGGCAGTTACGTGTACAGTTACACAGAATGCTGGTACAGCTACAATTGGCACAGTTACTGAACAAACTTCGGTAACAGAAGCCGCAACTTTTGAAACGACAAAGACCTATACCTGTAGTATTACAGGTTCTGGCACTTTAGATTTACTAGCTACCTTTGGTGCTTCTGATGCAAATAGAGAAATCTTTGCATGGGAAATCACTGGAGTATCTAGTTACTTCGGCGCGAATGCACAGACTGATACTGGTAGCAACCCTACCGCAACATGTACAGTAGCTAGTGTAGTTGCTCCCGCTTTTGCGTTCATGCTTTGTATTGACGTACAAGGTGGAACCCCAACAGCAGGTTCTGGTTACACAAGCTTTGGTACTTTCGGTAGTGCTGTTCACTTTGGTAGAGTTCAGTACAAAGCAGTAGCAGCTAATGGTAGCGTTACTGGTAACTTTGGTAATGCAGGTTTTGACAGAACAAACTCTGTTCTAGTTATCTGGAATGAGCCATCTCCTCCAGCTATTACTGTACAACCAGTACAACAAACTGTTGCTAGTGGAGCTACGGCTACTTTCTCAGTTACCGCCACTGGAGCTACAAGCTACCAATGGCAAGTAAACTCTTCAGGTACATGGGCTAACGTAAGTACGGGTTCTGGTGGAACTACAAGTTCCTACACTACTGGTACACTTGGCACCAGTGATATTGGAAGTCTATTTCGCTGTCAGGTAACCAATGCCGCTGGCACAGTAAACACTGCTGAAGTATTTGTGTTCCTTACCAACCAGCCTAGTGCTGGTAAAGGTCAGAATGGTTATGGTTCTGCCTGGGCACGTCGTACGACCCGTCGTACTGGTAATATTCGCTCAAGAACAGTTGGATTTATTCGCACTCGTGCGAATAGAACACCTAGTAAAGATAACAGTGCATTAACGTCAGTCTGGTTTAACTGGTTCTTTCCAGCAGCTACTAGTACTACACCAAATGGTACTTTAGCTAAAACCAACCTTAATGACACAAGTGCTGGTCAAGCTACCACCACTATTGTATCTTCGTTAGCTAGAACAAACACTAACGATACTAGTGCTGTTTCTGTTACCACAACTGTTCTCTCAACACTTGCTCGTACAAATCAGAATGATACTAGCGCAGCGACAGGTAATACCTGGCCTTCTAGTACCCTAGCAAAAACAAATGCTGATGATACTCTAGCAGCTTCTGGTAGTGTTGGTGCTGCAGTTACCTCTACTCTAGCAGTAACGAATACCAATGATACTAGCGCAGTACAAGTTACTACTACGATTGTTAGCTCACTAGCGAGAACCAATCAGAACGATACTTCAGCCGCTAGTGTTAATACAACGGTTGTAACATCTCTTGCTAGAACAAACGCTAATGACACCAGTAGTGGTGTTGGAACAACAACAATTTTAAGCACCCTCGCTGTAACCAATGGTAATGACACAATCAATGCTAGTGGTTCTGTAGGGTCTGCAGTTTCTAGTTCTTTAGCAGTCACTAACGCAAACGATACTCTTTCTAGTACTGGCTCTACTACAATACTCTCCACCCTTACTTTTACAAATCAAAACGATACAAGTTCTATTAGTGGAACAACTTCCCCGAATGCAACACTTTCTAAAACTAATGGTGATGATACTTTAGTAGCCTCAGGAACCTCCGGCTTTCCTGCTGCGGGTATTGGAACCAAACTTCCACTAACAGGAGTAGGCGGATAATGAATGAACAGGAAACAAACCAACTGTCTGAGCGAGAGATGCTCATTGCAAAAGAAGCAGCTAAAATTGCTGTTAAAGAAATCCAAGATTCTTTCTATAAAGAAGTAGGTAAAGGTGTAGTTACAAAACTACTTGTTTGGATTGGACTAGCTACTGTAGCTTTTTTAGCTGGCAAAGGTTATATCAAGTTCCCATGAGAAAAACTAAATGGCCTGGTAATTGGAAGTATGACTGCCCTCGTTGCAGTTTTACTTTCCCTTCTTCCGACATTCGTAAAGAATGGACGGGCCTATATGTATGTAGAAGTTGCTGGGAACCAAAGCATCCTCAGCTAATGATTAAGATTAGGCCAGAGACTGCTGTGCCTGCTTTTAAGAACCGAGAGTCTATTACAGAGTTTGTACCAGCTAGCTGTGATATTGTTTCTTCTAGTGGCTACGCTGGCTTAGCAGAAGCAGGTTGTGCACAAGCAGGTAATGATTCTGTTCCTTACTCTGTTCTTTATGATCTTACAACTAACGGACATGAATAATGAGTACAAGCGGCGTAACGACTAATCAACTTACACGTAATCAATTCATCGAGGCTGCCTTGCGCACCCTCGGTGTTTTAGCTTTAGATCAAACACCTTCATCAACAGAGTATACAAATGCTCTTATTAAGCTCAATGCTCTTGTTGGAGAGTTCCGTACTAAGGGCCTTATGGTTTGGGACCGTACAACTTATACAATGAGTTTAACAAGTGGAACGTCTTCATACACTATTGGAACTGGGCAGACTCTCAATACTCCTTATCCTGTCCATTTGCTACAAGCTGTACGTTTGGACTCGACTTCAGAGACTCGCATTCCACTGGAAGTTATTAGTGATTTCAACTATAACCTCCTACCTACTTCAACTAGTGGTGTACCTATTCAAGTAACATATCAGCCTAAAGTCAATTTAGGTGTGATTAAAGTTTGGCCTGAACCAGACTCGTATTCACAGACAAATGTTACCATTCAGCTTACCTATCTACGTCCCATCGAGTACTTCTCTTTGTCTACGGATACTGCAGATTTCCCTGAGGAATGGGTATCAGCCATCATCTATAATTTGGCTGTTCGTATGGCTCCTGAATATGGCGTTCCTCTCAGTGACCGTAGTTTGCTCATCAAAGAAGCAGAAACATATCTACAGACAGCAGAAGACAATTCCTTTGAAGATACTTCTCTGTTCTTTCAACCTTCACGTAAACAATAATGGCTTTCACTAAATCGCCTGAGACTTCTACCTACCGCACGGTAGAGATTGAGTTTACAGATACTTCTTGGTATCGGGCTGGATATTCGTCACAGCATCGTGACCCAGAAGTCATTAACATGTTCTTTGATCGTAATTCAAATGAAAACCAAACACGATCAATGGCTATTGTCAAGCGACCAGGACTTTCTAATTCTTCTTTAAATTTACAAAAAGCCGTAGGTTCTAGTAAAATTAATGGGTATTTTCAAGACGATTCTAGTAACTATATTTACTGGTCTACAGATAACAAAGTCTTTTCTTGTAATTTAAATACCAACACGATTACTCAGATTGCTACCATTACTGGTACTGCGACAAGTTATGTAAACTCAGTGGGGTTCTGTTCTTTTCTGACCAGTGCTGGTACTCGATATATTTGTTTTAACAATGGTGCTGAGCTTTGGTATCATGTCGTTGGTTCTGGTACAAGTACTCAAGTAGTTGATGCTGATTATCCTACCAACACTTATCCCACTGTGGTGTTCTTAGATGGTTACTTGTTCGTAATCAAAAAGGACACAGGAGATATTTACAATTCTGATTTAGATACTCCAGCTACCTGGACGGCAGGTAATTATGTTACTGCTGAAATTAATTCAGACCTTGCACTTGCTTTAGCTAAAGTAAAGAATTATTTAGTTTGTTTTGGACGGGAAGGTATTGAGTTCTTCTATGATGGAGCAAACCCAACTGGTTCTCCGCTAAGTCGTAATGAATCTTTCTATAAGTCCGTTACATTGACGAGTAATGTGTGTGCTATTGGTGACTCTTTGTTTTTCTCAGGAAGATTAAAGAACCAAGGACAACGCATCTACGAACTAGAGGGAGAATCATTAAAACCAATCTCAGCTTCGTGGGTAGATCGCTATATTCAAAATAATGGATATAATTCTTTGAACTCTTCTGGTATGTCAGAGCAGCAGGGTTATGGTATTTCATTAAATGGAAACCATTTTTATCTATTCAATATTCCTGCAACTGATATTTTAATGGTATACGATCTTTACAATAAGTTTTGGTATCGTTGGTCTTTAGCTCCTACAAATTCTAGTATTAATCAAGTTCAAGCTATTTGGAACGCAAACGATCTCACACAAGATTATCCTTTTATTGCTATGGGTAACCAGACTTTTATTTCTTCGATGGCTAACAATGTCTTCCAAGACTACACCGAAGATTTTACATGTTCCTATACAACTGCTGATTACACCAGTGATACATTCAACTGGAAGATGTGTTCTAGAGTAGCTTTACTTTGTGACTATCCAAACGCTTCTGGTACTTCCACTGCACAAATTTCTTGGTCAGATGATGATGGTAATACCTTTTCAACTCCTAGAGATTTAACAGTAACAACAAACAACCCTTACATTACTCAATGCGGTAGATTCCGTTCACGTAATTGGAGGATTGAATACTCAGACAATTATCCCTTCCGTATGTGGGGTTTGTCAATGGACCTTAACATAGGAAATGTATAATGGCCGACACAACTTTTATTAATGGCACTGTCATTGAACCTGCTTGGCTTAATGATGTTAATGACGCTGTTTACACATCTCTTCCAGCAGTAAGTACTGATCTTGCTAATTTTGCTTCTGCTGTAAAAGGGGCTGGTCTTGTAGGCTTTAGACCTTCTTTAAACTATGCTGCTGCTACAATTGGGCAAGCATTACGACAGCGTATTTGGTCTATTACAGATTATCCATTTAATGCAGTGGGTGATGATGCTACAGATAATTATGCTGCTATTACAGCGGCACAAACAGCTTTAGCAGCGGCAGGTGGGGGTACACTGCTAATTCCTCGTGGAACATTTAGAATCAATACAGCAATTGCTCGTGTATCTAATGTTGATTACGAAGGTGATGGTTGGTCTTCTATTCTAAAGCCAGTATCTTGTTCAGCTTTTACGTATGGTTATACTACAAGTTTTGGACAGTCACGAACTGCTAATATGTGGATTCAAGGGTCTTCAGGTACAACACAGGTTGGTATTTACCAAGCTGGTACACTGAATAATGCCGACGAACTTTACGGAATTCTAATTCAAGATTGTGCTATCACTGGGTTTAATATTGGTATTAAATTCCGTACAGTGCGCAACGTCTCTATCTTAAACAATTGGGTTCAAGATTGTAACTCTGCTATTCATTTAGTAGGTCAGTGTCTTGTTATCAACATCTTTGGTAATAAGATGGTGTATGCTTCAGGCTCTGGTTCTGGAACACAGTATGCAATCTACACTGATAGTTTTAATTACACTTCAGGAACAGGTATTGTTCGTCCAGAAACGGTTTGTGTACAACGTAATGTAATCTATGGTTATACAAATGGTATTGCATTTACTGGTGTAGTCTTTGGTACTTCAAGAGATAATGATATTCAAGCAACTGGTATTGGTATCTCGTTCTCGACTGCTTCAGCACCTATCACTATTGATTCTAACTACATTCAAATTGCTGGTGCCTCTGCTACCATTGGTATTAACGGTGTAGCTCAAGCTTCTGCCCTTGATACTGGTGTTGTAATTATTAACAATCATATCAATGCTGTCAGCACAACTGCCGGAACTTCTATTGGTATTAAGTTGGGCGATGTATCAAACGGCAATCAAGACAATGTACGGATGGAAAACAACTCATTCTTCGGCTTCACGCTCTACGACATTGCCTTCTATAAATCAGGTCATATTACAGTACGTGGAAACTCTTGCTACTCTACGGGTGTAACTGCAAGTATCTTTTCTACCGCCCTTGCTGCCAACCGGCCAAGTTATGTATATGAGAACGATTGCTACTCAGTCATTACTGCTGACTCCGCTGACATTGCTTCTAATCTAATTGAGATTGGTAAGAACATTATCAATCAAACAACAATTGATTATGGTAATGTTGGAGACTCTGGTTGGATTACTCCTACTTTTGCCGCAGGTGATTATGTAGGTACTGGTGCTATGACTTGGACTGTTGCCTCTGGTGACGTAGAAGTAATGCGCTATCGTATCCAGGGCAAGACAATGACTGTGAATATAATCTTGACTACTACGACAGTGGGTGGAACAGTTAACTCACCATTAAAGATTAAAATCCCAGCCAGTAAATCAGTAAGTAAACGAGCAATTAATCCTTGCCACATTCTAGATAATGGAACAAGATTGATTGCTTATTTAGAAGTAACACCGACAGATGCTACATATATTAACGTGGCTAAAGCTGATGGTAGCAACTGGACATTATCTACTGATAATACTTATGTCCGTGGTCAGATTGTTTTTGAGATTGTTTAAATGTCAGACGATAGAGGTTGGATTACTTCTGGATTTCTGTCGAAGCATTTAAATACTGACAGAGACTTTAATGAGAACAATGCGGGAATAGGTTACAAATCTAAAGATGGTTGGTTGGGAGGTTACTATCGAAACAGTCTTGACAAAGACTCTTTTTATGGTGGTAAAGAATTCCAAACAGACCCATTGGTAGGAGACAAGTTAAGACTTGCAATTGTCCTAGGACTTGTCTCTGGTTACAACAAAAATGTGATGCCAATGGCTTTACCTGAGATTCTGTATGGAGACAAAAATAATGAAACTGCCCTGGGACTTGTGCCTCCCATCAAAGGTGTGACCCCAGCCACTTTGGCTTTACAGTTCAGAAAGAGATTCTAATGATTGCCCCAGTACCTGACAACAAAGAACTTTCGTTTGTTTGGAAAGATTGGCTTAAAACTATTTGGAAGTTTCTAAACTATCCCATCTTAGAAAGTGATATTGTTTTTACTAATGCTACAAAAGGGATTATCTTAAAAGATACCCAAGCTACTCCTCACTACTGGAGAGTGACAATAGACAATACTGGTAATTTAGTTACCACTGATCTTGGTACTTCTTACCCCTAAGGAA